GTTAGGTGTTTCAAAAGGACTTTTTAACAAAGAAGACCAAGAACATATGAAGAGTATGGGAATGTTAAAAAGAATTGATAAGGAGGTAGACGAGATGACTGAAGAAGAAAAGAAAGCTAAGGAATTAGAAGCTACTAAAGCTAAAAAAGTAGAAGACGAAAGATTAGCTGAAGAAAAACGTTTAGCAGATGAACAAAAAACTTTAGATGAAGCAAAAGAAGCCAAACGCTTAGAAGATGAAGCAGTAGAAACAAAACGTTTAGCAGATGAAATCGAAGCAAAAGCAATTAACGACGAAATAGAGTTTAAGAAATCTGTTACGGAATTGTTAGTTGTAGTAAAAGGTTTAGAAAAAGAAATAAACGTATTAAAAGAACAAGTTAAAACTAATACAGCCGCTAAAGCTGTTGAAGTTATAGTACCACCCGTTGATGAAGATGAGCCACTTCAAAAAACAAAAGAACAAATAACTGAAGAAATTGCAAAATATTTAGGACTTACAGAACAAAAATAAAAAGTTATGTACAATATAGGAGGACTTTATAAATGGAAAAAGAAATTATGGCAAAAGTGGAAGAACTTGTACAATCTGCAATAGACAAAGTATTAGTTGGTAAGAATTACAGTACTTTGCTTTCTGCCCCACAAAAAGAAACACCAAATCGTCACAATAAAAGCGACGAACCTGGAATTATGTTTGCACGTTTAGCAAAAGCTATTTTATACACACAAAGAGAAATTCTTTCTGGTAATATGAAAGCTTCATCAAACCCTGCAAAATTCCAAGCAGACTTCTTGAAAAAAGGATATGCAAAAGATACAGCATTCTTAGCAAAAATGGATAAAGCATTAATGGAAGAAAATGACGGTGGATTATTAATTCCTGAAATCTATTCAGACGAATTTATTGACTTACTTTATAACAGAACTATTGTTAAAGAAATGGGAGCAGTTGTAATTCCTATGGAAAAAGGTAATATTAGTATTAATAAATTAATCGGTGGATTAACTGCACAATATATTCCTGAAGGTGGAGCTGCAGCATTTAGTAACATCAAATTAGGTAGAGTTAGATTAAGTTCTAAAAAATTAATGAGTTTAACAGCAATGTCAAACGATATTTTAAGAACTAACTCTTATTACGCAGATAGAATTGTTTTAGATAATATGTTAGAAACAATGGCACAAGCTATGGATTACGCTTGTTTATACGGAACTGGTGGAGAAGATGCACCTCTAGGTATAGCAAATACACCCGACATTCAAGTACCAGATGCTTATGCAAATGCACCAACAAGAACTAAATTAGTTGCAATCGTAACTTTATTAGGACTTAAAAATATTAACTTAGCTGACGCAAGTATTGGTTGGGTAATGGGTTGGGACTCTTGGAAAAACCTTTCAGACGAAAGAGACACAGGGGAAGGACTTATTAACAGAGAATTAACTGACAAAGGAACAATGTTAGGTTACAAAGTTTTAATTTCGAACCAAGTTAGAACATCTAGTTCAACAACAGATATTTTCTTCGGGAAATGGAGCGATATGTTGATTGGTGAAGAGTTCAAAGTAGAATTAGCTATGGACGGAAGTACTACATTTACTGATGAAGACGGTAAAGTAATTAATGCATTTACTAATGACTTTACAGTTTATAGAGCTATTATGAAACACGACATGAAATTAATGCGTGGTATTTCATTCGTTAAACAAGTATTCAACACAGTTGCATCGTAAGTATAACTTACTGAATTAGAAATATATTAAACAAACAGATATAGCGAAACGCTAGGTTAACATACGTTGTAACCCGTTAACAAAACGGGTTGCACAATAATAATAGGAGGAATAAAATAAATGAAGAACTTATTTATTACAAACAGAGTATCACTATCTGTTCTTAATCAAGAAGCAGTAGCAGCTGCAGCTACATTAACTTCAGTTGCTTTTGATACACTTAACTTTAGAAATGCAATTCTTGCAATTGATATTGTAGCAACTAACGAAGTTGCCTATTCAATTAGTTTAACACAATGTGAAACATTAGCTGGAGATTATACAGCAGTTCCTGCAGCAAAATTCGCAGCTATTACTGGTACAGAAACAGATGACACTGCAACAGAAGTATTTGAAGTAGCAGTATCTGGATTACAAAGATATGTTAAAGCTGTTATCGTTACATCAAAAGCTGGAACATCAACTATCGCAGTAGTATGCGCACTTGGAGACCAAAACTATACACCTACAGCAACTGAATTCTTAGAAAAATAACAAATAGTTTATGAGAGCTATACATAATCTGGACTCGGGTGGAAAATTATTTTCTGCTCGCAGTTTAGATGTAAAGGATTTAAAGGAGTTACGTAAGTTTGCAAGCTCCCGTTCAATTATGATACCAACTATATATACCAACGTTGATGAAATTAGAACGTACTTAAAATTACAAGTACAGTTTATTAATGAAGGCATTAGTGCTGGTAAATTAGGAGGTAGAAACGATGGCAGAATGTTTAGTAAGTAATGCATTAACTACTATCGAAAGAGTTAAAGACGAACTTGGAGTATCTTATGATAATAATAGTATTGACGAAACTTTAATTAGATATATTAATGAAGCTACAGATTTTATAGAAGAAGAAACTGGTAGAGTCTTTGGTAAAATTAGTAACAAGATTGAAGTTGTTGGTGGCTCAGCCGATAACTATTTATTATTAAAAGGTAGACCAATATTAGTGGTTAACGAAATTCTATACGGGACAGAAGCAATAACGAACTTTTTAGTAGATGCGGACGACTATAAAGCGGGTATGGTTTACCGTGATGTAGGTTGGACAAAATCTAGTTATATAGTAGGGTTAACTGGAGACCAATTCGGAACACGTAGAAACTATACTGTCGATTACGACTATGGTTATATACTACCGAAGGACGTTACAGACCAAGTAGCACAAACATTACCACGTAGTTTAGAAGCAATAGCAATTAAACTTGTTGTTCTTAAACACAGGGAAAATCAACGTCAAAGTCACGGACTTAAAGAATTAAAACAAGGCCGTTTGACACTTAAATTCACTGGTGAGCTGTTAAGCGCTAGAGAGTTTAGTACTTTACAAAAGTACAAGAAGATAGGAGTGTGGTAATAAAATGCAAAAATATATATTCACTAAGGGTATTCATTTTATTACTAAGAAAGACAATGTAAGATATAAGAAAGGTTATATCTTTGAGATGGAAGAAGATGTGGCTTTAAAGTTTATCGAACTTGGAGTTCTTACCAAATACTCAATTACCGTTGTACAAATTAAGGGACAATTAGAGGAGCTCGGAGTTCATTATAGTAGTACTGTAAAAAAACAGGAGTTATTGGATTTATTAGAGGAATCAACAAATGTTAATAATAGATAATTCAGTAACTTTTCAAAGAGCGACAGTAGAGACTAATTCCGAAGGCTCACAGTATCCTGTTTATCATACATTACTTAGTAATATAGGTTGTAACTTACAAGCGGAAGATGGAAAATTATTTCCAGGACAATACGGGCGCACACAAGCTGAAGATGTGTTTATATTATATGTACACACAGAAGAGGTAACAACGGTGTTAGCGGGAGATAGAGCTATTATTAAGGGTATTACTTATACCGTAGATAAAATACTAGACCCCTATTCTACACACCAAGAAATGCTGTTATCAAAGGCTACTATTTAATGCTTCAACCGTGTAAAAAAGGATGGAGAATCTTTTCATCTAAAACTGGGAAAAAGGGTTTTAGTGGGCTTGTTTCTAAGTTCAGTTCGTTTTTAAGAGATAGTAATAAAAGTTCAAAAGAGACTTCACAAGAGGTTTCTGAAAGAATTGCTAGAGACACAAGAAATAACATTCGTTCTAGTTTACAAACACAAACAGGAGAACTTGAAAGTTCTGTATATTCTAAGAAAAAAAGTATCTTTGGTACTTACGAAGTCGGTGTTAACGCACCGTACGCAGAATATGCCGAGTTTGGTACAGGTATTTATAATATATTTGGTAAAGGTAGAAAAGGTGGATGGGTGTATAGAAAGGAATCAACGGGCGAGTTCTTTTATACTGAAGGACAAAAACCACAGTTATTCTTTAATAAAGCACTAGAAAAAAATCTTGGTAGGTTTTCAGACACACTTAAAACTAAAATTAGGAGGAGAATTAGATGACACCACAAGAAGAGTTATATTATGCTTTAAAAACTGACTCTGCTATTTTGCTGGTAGTTGATGATGATATCTCCAAAATATCAAACAAATATCCAATCATTTCGATGTTTGGAACAAACACAGCATCAAACTTTCCACGTATTACTTATATATTGGATGAAAGAACACACGCTTTATTTGTGGATAATAAACCAATATATGATGAATTATATTTTAATGTGGATATATGGTTACCGTCAACGTCTTTAGTTGATTTTAGCCTTAATGCAATAAAACTGGAAATTGATAGAATTGTACTTACACTTGGTTACGCTAAAGTTGGCGAAAGCGAGAAGAGAGAGATTGAGGAGAGAGTTAGCCACTTATCCTTGACGTATAAGAAAGAATTTCCTTCAAACTTATAGGAGGCAAAATAAATGGGAAAACAAACACAAAAAGTACGTACTGGTGTTAAGAACCTATACTTCGCATTGTTAAGTCAAGATGACTCAACTTTGTTAGCGTATGGTACACCAGAAAGAGTTCCTGGACTTATTAAAATTGATGTAAATCCTGGAACTAATACTGACACACTATATACCGACAACAAAGCAGCTATTGTTTATTCTAGTGTTGGTATGGTAGATGTTAGTATAGAAAAAGATAGTTTACCAGATGACTTATTATCAGAAGTACTTGGACGTCCTACTGAAGGTGGAGTAAGTTACTTGACAAGTGAAAACACAGCACCTTACTACGCAATTATGTATGAACAAACATACTCTAATGGAACATCTAGTTTCGTTAAATTATTCAAAGGTAAATTCTCAGAACCAGACCAAGCAAACGAGACTAAAAATGACTCTGTAAACTTCCAAACAGGAACTATTACAGCTCAATTTGTAGCAACAAACTTTGAAAAAACTTTCAGTGGTGTAGACAAATCATTAATTATGGCTACAGCAGATGAAGACAATGTGAATTATACTGACGAAGGAGATACTTGGTTTGATTATGTATATGCTGCTGACCCAGCATTTACAATTACATCAAATCCATCTGATGGAGACGCTGGTGTAGCAGTTGATGTAATACCAACAATAACTTCAGCAAATGGAGCATTCGTTAATGCAACTGATGCAGCTAATGTATTCTTAATGGAAGATGGGGTTGGTTTAGTAACTGCAACTTTAACTGTCGATGTAACTGGTAAGATAATTACAGTTACTCCAGCAGTAGATTTAACAGCTTCTACTGACTACACAATAGTGTATAACCTTACTGACGTATATGGACAAGAAAGCGGAGCAACTGTAATTAACTTTACAACTGCCGCGTAAAAAAGATAATTTAAAGGGTGTTATCTAATAACACCCTTTATTTTTAAAAAAAATTCCAAGGGGGAATTATAAATGAATGTAAAAGTATTCAAATTCAGAGATGTGCAAAAAATCTCGAAACTAGTAACACAACTTGACTTAAAAAAAGAAGATATAAACGATATATTAAATGTACTAACAGGGGCTCAAAAGGAAATGCTTGGAACAGAAGCAGATGTTGAACTTTATCTATTAAATAATGTTAGTGCTAAAGAACGTAAGGAACTATATAAGGAACACGAAAACGATATAGCTAAATTACGAGAATTTGCCCTTAATCATAAGGGCGTTTCGTCTAGCGCAGGATTCTTCGAAGTAGCTTTAAAGTTACTTGGTATTGTAGCTGACAAGTTTGATTTAATAGCAGACTTTATGGGGTATTACCTAGAAGATTATACTGCTAAACAAGTATTAGATATGGAAGAAGAGGAAGCTGTTGACGCAGTATTGGCAGTGTTTACAAATCCGGGTTTCGTAAAATTCTTCTCACGTTTGTTCAACTTGAAACTTCTATAGGTTGGGACGAGCTAGAAGACCTTCTTTACCTAAGATATGGAAACTTAGATTTTATATTTGACCAAGATTTAAAGATAGCAGTTAAAAAAATAAGCGTAGCATTGAAACAATCAAACGAGGACAAATTGTTTGACCTTTGGTCTAAATCAATGAGTTCTTCTACGTTTGATGATTGGAAAGCAGATATTAAAAAGAAAGCAAAGGAAAAAGAAACTGGTGGAATAACAGGTGTAGATATAGCACAACTGTAATACTCACAAGCGGAGGTGAGTGGTTTGGCACAAAAAACGGTAATTGAAAGATTAGTTGTTCAACTATGTGTTGATAACTCTCATTTTAATAAAGGAATAAAATCATTACAAAAGAGTTTATCCAGAGCTAGTAGTAGTATGATTCACGCTGGTAAACGTATGTCTAAGATTATGATTGGTGGCTTAGTTGCAATAGGTGTAGCAGCACTTAAACTAGGTAGGGACTATGATTGGGCAATGAACCGTGTACAAGCCGTTACTAACGCAACAACTAAAGATATGTCAAAACTAAATGATACAGCTCAAATGTTAGGACGTACAACAGCCAGAACTGCAATTCAAATTGCTGAGGGTATGGCAACATTAGGGTTAGCCGGATTTAGTATAGAAGATATTGATGCTTCAATAGCTGCGATTACCAGTTTATCTGTTATCGCGGATGTAGACTTAAAGACAGCTGCACAGGATGCTGCCAACTTAATGGCACAGTTTGATATTGCAGCAACAGACCTTACTTCAGCTGTAGACATATTAGCACGTACTGCTACAAGTTCTAACCAGACTGTAGAGGAATTAGTTAATGGGTTAAAGTTTGCTGGACCTATCGCCCATCAAGCAGGTATGGGATTAGCAGAAACAGCAGCAGCAATGGGTATATTAGCCAATAATGGTATTCGTGCAGGTATTGCGGGACGTGCATTAAGAATGGGTATCTTAAAGATTGTAGCGCCAACTTCAGAAGCATCAGAAAAACTAAGACAACTTGGTGTTTCTGTTACAGACGAAGAAGGTAACCTAGTAAGCTTTGAGGAACAACTTAGAAATGTAAATGAAGGATTAGAAGGTATGGGAGATATGGAACGTATGGCTACACTTCGTGTACTATATGGAACACGTGCTCTTGGACCTATGAATATATTATTAAAAGAGCAAGCTGAAGCAACAGAAGATGGAAGTAATGCTTTTGCTGCCTATTTCAAAGAGCTAGAAGAGGGAGAACTTACTGCCGCAACAATGGAGGAAATGTTATTACAAGGACTTCCTGGAGCAATGATTTACTTTAAATCAGCTTCTCAAGGGGCTTTACTAAAATTAAGAGAATTATTTAATGTACCAGTAATTACTTTACTTTGGTCATTAACTAATTTAATAAATAAGTTTTCTGATATGCAAAAAGGAACATCTGTAATAATGGATTATATAACTAACTGGTCTAGATTAGAAGACCACATTGGTATAGTAGTTGGCGTTATTAGAAATAAAATAGATGACTTTATGGATAATTTATTTGGATTAAAAAATGCTACACAAATTGTAGTAGATTTTATGGTAGATAAATGGGAATCTTTTAAAGATACATTAAATGATGTATTTGGTATAGACTTAGAAGGCGAAATGGTACAGAAACATACTATGGATGAAGAAGGAAATATGGTTCCACAGTTCGACGAAGCTGGAGAACCTATTATGGAAAGACAAATGACTCAAGGTGTTATACTTGACATTATGTTATTAACAGCAGCTATTGGACCTTTACTTATTATATTTGGGTTGGTTGTAGGAGTAATTGGAAAATTAGTAGGAATACTTACTTTATTTTCTAGTGCTGTTGGACTTGTATTACCAGTATTTGCCACGGTAGCGGCAGCAGTAGTAACTATACTTAATCCTTTTACTGGTATAGTAGCTGCACTATTACTTATACCGACGTACTTATTAGCAGCAGGCGTAGCATTTACTTTATTCACGGACGAAAATGATGTATATACATCTAGATTAGTAACTGCTTGGGATAATGTTAAGGAAGCATTTATAGGTTTATATGATGCTATAATGCTTAAAATTCCTGGACTTCAAGAAAGTTTCGTTACCTTATGGGATAAAATTGGCGATAGTGGTGTTGGTGAAGTATTAAGAGAAACAACAACAACAATAGTAGAAGTATTATCTGGGTTTGTAGTTGATGTATTAGAATCCTTAACTTCTTTAATAACAGATGGATTTGAACCATTAAATAAAGCAATGGAAGAAACTGATGGTTGGTTTAAGATACTTATAGAAACAATTAAAAATATAATTATAGATTTTGATGCAAATACATTATCCGTATTGGCTTTATCATTAGCCATCGGTGGAATAGTTACAGCAATAGTTCCAGCACTTTCTAGTTTTTCATTAATAGGAATAGCAATAGAAACTGCGGGCGTTATAATTTCAGCCGGTTCTCTTCTTGTTGACGGTTTGGCACTCGCTTGGTCTGGATTAGTATTGGCATTCAGTGGTGCAGGTACTTTAATAACATCTATAGGAACTGGACTTGAAATTATAGCCGCAACGGCGGCAGGAACAGTAGCAATAGTTTTAGCTATTGTAGCAGCTGTTATGGGGTTATTAGCTGGGTTTGTATATTTAGCTGATAAAACGGGTGAGTTTACAGATAGAATTGATGAATCGTTTAAAAAACTTAAAGATAAGTTTTTTGATTTACTTACTGTATTTGACCCAATTATAGAGATAGTTAAAGAGTTTATAGATTTAATAGTTGTTGAATTTACAGAGGGTAAAATAGGAGAGGCAATAGATAATTTTGCTTCTAAGTTTGACCCACTTGTTGAAGCGTTAAGTGCTTTATGGACAGCTATGAAAGATGTATTTAAAAATGTATGGGATTGGGTATTAGAATTTTTTACAGAAGCAGCTACTATAGCATTTGAAGCTATTTCTTTTATCCTTCAATTTTTACTTGATGGTATTAAAACCGTTATTGATGGTATAGTTGATGTTCTTGTTACTATTTATGATATATTTATGGAATATTTATACGACCCAGTAGTTGATATAGTTACAGGAGTAATTAATACTCTTAGTGGAGTAATTACAATTATTACGGGTATCGTTGAGGCAATTACAGCTTTATTTACTTGGGATGGAAATGCAGCAATAGCAGCTTGGCAAACAATAGTTGATGGATTTACTGAAGCTTGGGAAGGATTTAAAGATATTATTGCTGGTATGGGGGACTTTATTATTGGCGTCTTCGAAATAGCATTTGGAGCTCTTATTACTGGCCTTATAGATATTGGTACTTGGATAGGGGACTTATTTAAGAAAATATTTGCTCCCGCAAATACTGATATAGACCTTGAAGGAGTTACAGTTGATTACAACAGTATGTTACCAGATATATCACAAATAAAAAGTATTTTAGGTTTCGTTACTGGTATTTGGGATGGACTTACTGGTGGACTAACTACAGCAAAAACAACCATTACTAATATATTTGATGGTTTATTTGGTGATGATGGAACTATTACCGAACAACTTAATAAAATAATGGATTTCTTTACTGGTATAGGACCAAAACTTGCTGAAGGATTTTCATCCGCTTTTGATGCAGTTCTTAACGGTATTATAACAGCCATAAATGTAATTATAGATGGAATGAATTTACTACTTCCTAAGTCAAAAGAAATTGCACACATTAATGAAGTAGGTGGAGCAGTAGTACCAGATAGTGTTACTAATCCAACTTGGATAGCGAATAAAGATGTTATAGACTGGAGTGAGTATAAAGAACCATTAGGTAGCGCACCATTCCCTGGCGCTAAATGGGACCCTTGGGCTGGAGAATGGATACCATACCGAGTAAATTATAGTGAACCTAAATATTTAGCTAGCGGTGGATACTTTAAAGCTGGTAGTGGTGGTATACACGCTGTAATTGGGGAAGGTAAAGATGATGAAGTTGTTGCCCCATTACCTATGTTACAAAAATTACTTAGGGATGCTATTGAAGCGTCTAGAGCAGGTATTACAGATATACTTAATGGTAACAACTTAATGAAATCTGCTAGGGAAAGTTTAGGTACAGTACTTACACCAATGACATCCAATCAACAAAATACAAAATCTAGAGGGGATTATAACGTTACTAATAATAATACTTTTAGTCTAGATGGAGATATTACACAAAAAGTACAAGAAGCTTTAAGAAGACAAGAAGTAAACGCAAAACTTAGAATGGGGGGGTTTAGACCTTAATGAGAAAAATAGAGATGACAAACTCACTTGGAGCAACCCAAACTTATGAGTTGTATTATAGAGCAGGTAAAGAAGAGGGTATTTCCGATATACACGGATTTACCCAAGACTTCTTTATGAATATATCTTACGAACGCTCACCATTTCAACAAGGAGCAACAGCTGTTGCAATGAGAGGGGACACAAGACCTTTATCGTTCGTAATACATTTAGTTAGAAGAAATTCAGATGAAATTGATTTAAGAGTACAAGAAATAATAAGATTTATGAATCCTTATTTAGGAGAATTAGAAATTATTTATGATAACGGTAACCGTAGAAGAATGATACACGCCTACTATGTAAACCATAATTTAGTTGAACCAGAAGAAAGTAATGGGTATGCTTCATTAAGTCTTAATTTAATGGCAGACAGTGCCTTGTTTGAAGATGAATTTGTACAAACAGCTGTATTAGGTAGTAGTTTAGGAACGTTTACTATTCCTTTTACTTTACCAATACAACTAGGAAGTTCCGTATCAGAAGTAACTATTAATAATACTGGGGATTATCATCATCCAGTTGAGATGGTATTCTATGGACCGTTATCTGACCCAGAATTAATACGGGAAGTATATAACTCAGATGATGAAGTAATACTAACAGATACGTTAACTTTTGAGGGGTTAGATATACCAGACAATTATAGTCTTAAAGTTAATACGGACCAAGGTAAAGAAGAAGCAACACTTATTGATGATAGTGGTAATGAAACAAACGTAAATAGATACTTAACCGTAGATAGTAATTACTGGCAGATGTTTGTTGGTAAGAATATAGTAACATTTTCTTCTGTAACAGGTAACCCAGTTACCTTATTAAATTATAAAAGAAAATACATAATAGCATAAGAGGTGATTTAATTGGCTGTAATTAAAAAAAGAGAGAACTATTTTAGAGACACAGAGTATGACGATTTTGACTTAACTAGACAACTAGGTGGAATTTTAAGTGAGGGTGTTGTAGATATAAACGATACAACAGATAACTTTACAGAATATTCTTCAACAGGTTTAGTTTTAAAATTAAGACCTGGAGCTGCTTATGTTGGTGGAGACTACGGTTTCTTTATTGAGTATACAGCGGAAAACATAAACGAAACTATTGATTTAACATTTAACACAGCAGCTATTTCACGTAGAGATTACGTAGTATTACAAATAGATAGAGATAATAAAACAATTGATGTTGTTATTGTTGAAAACCCAAATGCAAGTAGTACCACACTTCCAACATTGGAACAAGATATGGACGGTACTGGTATTTATCAAATGGGTCTATATAGTATTTTAGTAGAACCAGCAACTATAACAGTTACTGATGTAAGAACGTATGCCGGAACAACTGGAGCAGCTATATTTGGTGGAGCAACTTTAAGTACGGACGGAGCCTTTACTTTAAACTTAGATACATTAGTTCCTACAGAGAAAGCATCTAAAACTTATATTACTGGACAAGTAGGTGTTCTTAATACTTTAACAACTACATCAAAAACAAATATCGTAAGTGCTGTTAACGAAGTAGTTGCAAGTGTATCAACACTATCTGGGGATGTTATAAATAAGGTACTTACAGGTTTAAATACGAGCTTAACTGGAAACGTGGTAGAAGGAGACACAGTATTACAAGCATTTGGTAGACTTGAACATAGAGTAAACCTAAATGATTCTAAAGTAACTAATACAGATACACAGTTAAGTAATTCTCAAGTTATAGGAATGGTATTAACTGGTTTAAATACGAGCTTAACTGGAAACGTGGTAGAAGGAGACACAGTATTACAAGCATTTGGTAGACTTGAACATAGAGTAAACCTAAATGATTCTAAAGTAACTAATACAGATACACAGTTAGATTCTGCTGGAGTAGTTGCAAAGGTTTTAACTGGATTTACAGTAGCAACAACTGCTTCTGATATTTCTTCATCAGATACTATACTTACTGCTTTCCAAAAAATGGAATATAGAATAAGAACTAACGATGATAAAGTAACAAATACTGACACACAATTAACTAACTCACAAGTAACTGGAATGGCTTTAACTGGATTTACAGTAGCAACAACTGCTTCTGATATTTCTTCATCAGATACTATACGAGAAGCTTTACAAAAAATGGAATATAGAATAAGACTTAATGACGATAAAGTATCTGGTTCATCAGTAGATGTACTTAATACAGTTTTAACAGGATTTGAGGTGGCTACAACGGCTTCTGACATTTCTAACACTGATAAAGTATTAGAAGCGTTTGAAAAAATTGATTACAGAGTAAGACTTAATGACGATAAAGTATCTGACGTAAACCACAATACAGATACACAGTTAACAAGTGAACAAGTACAAGATATAGTAGCACCGTTTATTGTAGGTGGTACAGCAATTACAGTTACATATAATGATACATCCGATACCCTAACATTAAGTAATGATTATGCAACTCCAGGAACAGGAAGTAATGGTGTTCGTGGGGCAGTTAGAATTGAAGTGGTAGCAGGAGAATTATTAATATATACATCATAAGGAGTAGATAACAATGGCAGCTAATAAAAAACTAAAATTGAATGACGTTGTTATGGATGGAGTTTATCTAGATGATGTCGAATATGATAAAGTAACTATAGATGGAGTGACGTATTTTCAGAAACAAACAGCTACTCCTGTTATTAGTTATGTATCAAAAGGTTATACTACCATTACTTGGCGTTATACAAACAACGACGATAAAGCCGTTACTGTATACGCTAAATTAGATAGTGGTTCTTATGTTAATTTAGGCTCAGTAAATAGTGGTTATTATGTGGATAAACAATGGACTGGTCTTTCAGCAGACACTCCACATAATACAACCACGTATGGAACAGTTAGTCCAAGATTAGATTCAGCCGTATCGGCAGTAAGTGCAAATGTAACAACAAGTGCTTACCAAAGAACAGCTACATTTGCAGGATTAACATCAGCTACACCTAGTAGTTACGCTCCACAAACAGTTGATTCTGGAGATACAATTAGTAATCCAGGAAGTCCGACACGAACAGATTATGACTTTACTGGTTGGAGTCCTAGTTTACCTAGAGCAATTACAGTAGATACAGTATTTACTGCACAGTGGGATATTAAAACATATACAGTTACATTTAAAGATGGAAATAACGATACATTTGATACACAGTATATAAATTATGGAAGTGACGCAAGTAATCCAGGAACACCTACAAAAAGTGCAACAACTTGTTATACATACAGTTTTGATAACTGGGATTCTTACATAAATATTACTGCAGATAGAACTGTAGACAGTAATTTTACTGATGATATTAACACATACACAGCATCATTTGATTACAGTATTGTTGATCAAACAATTGACTGTGGAAGTAGTGTAATAAGTACCGCAACTCCAACAAGAACAGGTTATACATTTGATAGTTGGAGTCCAGCATTTGCACCTTTATATGCTAACCAATCTTATACAGCACTATGGAATATTAATGTGTATACAGTTACATATTCAGCTAATGGTGGTACTGGTACTACAACACACGATTTTAATTATGGAACATTAGGTTCAACAGTAGATAATTATATACCATCAGTAAGTAGAAGTGGTTATAACTTAACTGGTTGGAGCCCAGCGTGGGCAACAGTAACAAGTGATAAAACGTATTATGCACAGTGGGAAGAAGTAACAGTTTATTGGACAGCTTCATTTGATTCAGGACTTGGTTCACCAGATTATAGTGACCAAGAAGTTCTTGAAGGAGATAGCGCTACATATCCTGGAACGGCAAGTAGAACGTGTTATCCGGGTACAGGTTGGTCTCCCTCACTTGTAGCTTTATATGCTGACCAAAATTATACAGCAACTTATGGAAGTATTTATCAATTCTGGGCATCTTTTGACGGATTAACGGGAGCATTCCCAACTTCTTATGATTCACAACAAATTAGTTGTGGTAGTAGCGCATCTGCGCCCGCAGTACCCCCACAAAAAGATGGATATACATTTGATGGTTGGTCTCCTTCATTTGGAGCTATATATGCTAACCAAACTTATACAGCACAATGGACAGCAATAGACTATACAATAACATTTAATGCAAATAGTGGAATAACACCAAGTCCAACAAATAAAACAGTTACATACAATTCAACTTATGGAACATTAGCAACAACAACAAGAAGTGGGTATACATTCAATGGTTGGTTTACATCATCAAGCGGTGGAACAGAAATTACATCAAGCACCACAGTTTCAATAGTAGGTAACGATACGCTATATGCACAATGGAGAACAGGTTCTCAAGAATGGGTTTATCTAGGAACGAGTGGAACATATGATTTCAGCGTTGTTGGTACACCAGTTGATGTATGTAAACTAGCAAACAGTAGTGATGCACTTGCTTATTTAGAAGCTAATTATCCAGCAGCAGGTAGAACTATTGGAGATGAAGCTCGTGTTGAAATATTTGACACAGAAGAACCAATACCAGCTGATTGTGGAGATTTTTACTTCGATGTTCAAGCAATATAAGAAAGGGGGAACTATAATATGATTAGAGATAACACGATAAATGGTTCTTGTTCAAATTGTGGAGATTGTTGTACGACTTGTGCGACAGTTTCTGCGATTGAAGTTGATACTATTAAACAATACATAATAGATAATAATATAGAACAGTTAATATATCGGAGAGATGGTAGACTTGAAAATGTTTGCCCATTCCGAGATAGAGTAAATAAGAAATGTAATATCTATGAAGTAAGACCTGAAATATGTAGATTATTTATATGTAATTTAGATACATCTGGGTTAACTTCGGGAACTCTTGATAGAATTAGATTAACTGCTTTATATAATATTAGTCCATATGAGCATAAAAGTTTTCACGAGATATTTTATGATGATGTGAATTGGCAATTAGATTACAAGAACCAAACAATAAAATAAGAAAATATGGGGAGTAGATAATTAATGGGATATAAAATGATAAATAACCTTATACTTCCTATTAAGATATTGGAGTATAATACAGAAACAGGATTAATAGAATTTGTTGACCAAGTCACAAACTACCAATCACTTAGATTCGTAAGTGATTGGGAGGGCGTTGGCTCGTTTACAATAGAAATGAACGCCGATAAAGAAAAATCAGCAGCATTTGTTGTTGGTAGAATAGTACAATTAGCCAACGATACATCAAGACAAGGAATAATACTAAAAATAGGTAGAAAACTAGAAGTATCAGATAATGGTATGGTAAGTAATACTATTATTATTAGTGGTATACAGTTAAAAGGATTATTAGCATTTACCCTTACTGTTCCGCCTGGAGGATTATTCCCAATAGCAAACTTATTTGATGAAACAAATGCAACAGCAGATTCCTATGTTGACTATACTGACGGTGTAATAAAAGCACAAGGGGGTAGTTTTGCCGCTGTAGCAATGCCAGTTAAGCCAAATACAAGTTACTATAAAACGGATTTAAAAGAAGTTTCTTGGTATGATGTAACTGGAACTACATTTTTAGGTGGCGACAGCTCCGCTATTAATGGTGTTGTAATATCACCACCAGATGCTTATTTTGCACAATCATACGGAGATACTGTAAATATAGGTACGGCACAGTTCGAAGTTGGAGAAGTACAACACGCGTGGGTAGAATGGGGAACAGCTAATTTGTGGCAGGATACTGACGCAGATGGGGAACTTGTTGATATAGCTATATTAGATTATTGGGGTACTGGTATATCATATGATATTTATGAAGACCAATACACAGAAACTATAATGAGAGATTTAGTATTTAATAACCGTAAAGTTAACGTATTACCGTTTCAAAACTTAGAATATTTAACATTTGAATCAGCACCAGTTACGCCAAAGGGTATTATACATACATACGAGTCTTTTAGATTTAAAAAGCTAAGTGACGTGTTAGAATACTTATCACAGGCAAGTGGTCTTGGTTGGAATATAGTGGCAGAAGACGGAGGATTAGTTTTTAAAGTTTTAGAGGGTTCAAATAGAAGCTCAGAACAATCAGTAAACAATCCAGTAATATTTTCATTTTATAGAGGTAATGTTAAAAGAATAGAGTACTCAGAAGATACCTTAGAAATGAATAACCAAATAATAGTAGGTGGTCAAGGAGAAGGAACAGACCGTGACTTATTAGTTCTTGGTAATTTCCAAGAAACTGGTGTTTGGTCTCAATTAGGTTTTATTGATGCTAGGGATGTCGAAACACAGGATGGATTAGAAACTCGTGGGCTTGCTAAAATAGTAGAGAGGAAACGTAAACAAGCTATTATGGTAACTGGGTTTACTAAAAAAATACTTGTACAACTTGGTACTGATTATGAAATTGGTGATAAAGTAACCATTAAAGTTGAAGAGTGGAACTTGACACTACACGTTAGAGTAACTGCCATAACGGAAAGACAAACACTTAATAATGCAGGAACATTAGAATTTGAATTTGGAACAAAGGCTTTGTCGCTAGAAAGCTTAATAAGAGAAAACTTTGATAATGTAAAAGGCGAAGTATTGAAGTAAAGGAGGGCAAACAAAATGAATGTAAAATTAAAAGCAAGATTAACAAATATGGCTGTATGGGCCTACACTATTGCTAATGTAGTATTAGTAACTGGAGCTTCAATAACATTTTTAGCAGGTAATGAAACTGTTGCTTACATAATGATAGGCGCAGAAATATTAGTAAACGTATTTGCATCTATTAACAATCCAGACTTCAAGGGTATGGTTAAGGATAAAGAATACATAGTACACGACGCAGAAGAAGGAGCAAAAGTTGCTAACGATATTATAAATGCTATCGAAAAAGCTACAAAAAAATAATGTGGGAAACGATATTCCTTGTATTGGGGGCAATAGTTTCTGCATCTCTTATAATTGGAGGACTTTTAACAATGTGGTTAAAACCACAACTTCAGAGTGTTGTTACAGCTATAGCATTACTTAATAATACCGTGGCTCACTTTACAAAAAGCCAGGACAATTTAATTGATAGTGTAGATAGACTAGAAAATTATGCTCATAATACTAGGGAAAGAGTAATTAGAACTGAAGGAGCAACTTCTGCAGCACACGATAGAATTGATAAAATTGATACTGAAATATCAAAGAAATAAACAAAAATAAGGAGGACAGATAAATGAGTATAAAAAAAGATGGATATAACAGAAGTTTACCATTAATCGGACGTTATATGACGGATGATGGAACAACAACTGGGGAATCTAACCATATACTTAACTACGAAACAGAAGTTGATGATGGAGTAGTTTTAGAAGTAGTTGAACCTACTACAGCAGATGTAGATGAACAGTGGTTCTATAAAGCAACAAATAACTTGTATAAAATGACTGTAACAAATGATGGCGGAACAGTAACAGATATAGTTAAACCAGATACTGCTGTTACGACAGGAGATAAATGGTTTGACGTAGATACAAGTACAATATATATAGTAACTTTGGCAAGTGATGCTGGAGTAGAAGTACCCGTAATAGAACCAGCAGAGGTAGCATTGACATCTCCAGTAGTTGGAGACCAATGGTTTGATGAATCAATTAACACACTTATTACTTGTGCTATAGATTATCAATGGGCTGGAGCAACAACAGAAGTACTAGCTGTTGCGGAACCAACTACTGCTGATTTAGACGAACAATGGTTTGATGAGACTGGGGACAAACTGTATAATATGACAATTACAAACGACGCAGGAACAGTATTAGTACTAGAACATCCTACAACTAGTGTAACAACTGGAGACGAATGGTTTAGTGTTTCTTTAGAAAAATTATATGTAGTAACACTTGCGAGTGATGGCGGTACAATATTTGCAGTAGAACCAATACCAGGCGCAAATGTAGGTCAACAGTACTTTGATAAAGCAACAGATACTCTTTATACATACGTTGCCTCGGCATCACAAGATTCTTATATAGAAGTACAAACGGGCGAAGCACTTATGATAAACGAAATTAATGTAGTTATAGAAGATAACGCTTCCTTAAACTTAGGTGGTTATGGTAGTGACATTACAATAGTAGCGGGAATTAAGTTCTTTGTTCAAAGAAGTGATGGAGACAAAGATTATTTAAACGAAATATCAATAATTAATAATACAGATTACAATAAGTTAGGAGATGTAGAGTACCTTGTATCATCTGCAGCAAACTTTATGTTATCTGCTACAATAGTATTAGACGATTTAGAATTAACAGTTGGAGATAAAATAGGTATAGAATTAGACGACGATTTTACTGGTCTAGTAAGTCATTACTTTACTTGTAACGGACAAAGATTTATACTTAGTTAATGTATCAAGCTGGTCACATTCGTTTCTACCCCCTACAATGTGGCCAGTCTTTTTTACTTAAATAGGCTCTTTACATAGAGACTTATTTATGGTATAATAAAAAGTAGTTAATACTACAAGGAGATGATTCGGTGCCTAGAAAGTTTAGTAACAGTAAGGGCATTAATTTTTTTACAGAAATAAGTAAAAATAAACGTATACAAAAACTTGAAAAAGAAACCAGAATCGCTAATAAAAACATACGTGAAGATAAAAAGCAAAAGAAAAATACAAAGTAGCTCTTTACTTTTTGGTTATTTCGTGTTATACTTTTAGTAGTAATAAATATTTATTTATACGCTTGTAGCTCAATTGGATAGAGCGCCAGTCTACGGAACTGGGTTTGTGGGAGTTCAAGTCTTCTCAAGCGTACCAATGATTGGATAGCTCAATTCGGTAGAGCAGCGCGCTGTTAACGCGCAGGTCGTGAGTTCAAGTCTCATTCCAATCTCCAACGTTCGGTAGCTCATCAGGTAGAGCACTAGACTGAAAATCTAGGTGTAGGTGGTTCAATCCCGCCTCGGACGACCATAAAAATATTAGGAAGGATGAATAAAATGTTTGATTCACTAACGTATGACAAAGTTACTGAACAAGAAATGAATAACATAATTAAAGAAAGATGTTCTGTAATGGAAGAATATGAAATCCACGTTGGAACAGATAGTCAAAGTTACAGTGGAACAAATGTAGTTGTTGTAGTTTTAATTTTAGAGATGGGAGATATTAGTAATAAAGCAAGGTTCTTCTTTTCTAAAACAACAAGAGTTAAACGTTTTGAAAATCTTAGAGTTAAAATAGAAAGTGAAGTAAATGAATCTATTATGTTAGGTCTTAGATTAAAAGAATTTTGTAGACAAAACGATATACCCGAAGAAAGAGTAGAAATAGATTTAGATGTTGGTAGAAACGGTCCAACTAAGGATTTAATACAAGCTATGGTTGGATGGGTTGTGGGTAGTGGGTTTAAATGTAACATTAAACCAGATAGTCCAGCAGCAAGTAGTATAGCTGACAAAAAAAGTAAAAAAGGTAGTGGAAGAGCACCTGTACCCCATATAAGACCTCCAAGGAAACATAAAAGTAAACTAGCAATAAATTAGTACTAGTACCTAAGTATCACGTGTGGACTTAGGTCATATGTATGTGTAGGACAGTGGTAGTCTCCCAGCCTTCCAAGCTGGTTACGCGAGTTCAAATCTCGTCACGTACTCCACGCTGATTTAGCTCATTTGGCAGAGCAATTGTCTTGTAAACAATAGGTGATAGGTTCGACTCCTATAATCAGCACCATTTAAAAATGTACGAGCTAAGCAACCTCGTTATAAAAGGTCGAAAATAATTAGACAAAGGATATAGGTAGTAAATATGAGAACCACTCCTATTTAGTATTAGTATTTAGAAGTTTAAAAAGAATAGGAGGAAACACTTAAATGACAGGAATAGTAAAATGGTTTAATGCTGAGAAAGGTTACGGATTTATTACTACTGAAGCAGGCGAAGATATCTTCGTACATTACTCACAAATTCAGAAAGAAGGATTTAAAACTTTAGATGAAGGACAAAATGTTGAATTCAATATTATTGAAGGCGACAAAGGTCCACAAGCTGAACAAGTAATAGAAGTAGAATAATTAATTAACCACCTCTTTTTAACGGGTGGTTTATATGGTAGATAGACGCAAAGTCGGTAAGCGGCTGGATTGTGGCTCCAGTGTAAGTGGGTTCAAAACCCATTATCTACCCCATATTGCAGTATAGCTCAGTCTGGTAGAGCAGCGTGCTGATAACGCGTTGGTCGGAAGTTCAAATCTTCTTACTGCAACCATTGCGGCATAGCTCAACGGTAGAGCGCTCAACTTATAATTGAGAGGTTGAAAGTTCAAATCTTTTTGTCGCGACCAATGCGGAAGTGCAGGGTGTACGTCTAGGTTTCATAAGCCAAGATTGGTGGGTTCAATGCCCATTTCCGCAACCAAAATATAAAATAATAGGGTGGTAAAATGCGTACAATGTATCCTTCACAGGTTAATTCTTCATCAACAAAATTAAGTATGGCAATAAATGACACAGAGGTTAGTATTACCGTTGATGACGGTTCTGTACTACCTGACGCACCAAATACATTAACCATTGGATACGATAGAACTACCCCAGAAACAGTTCTTATGACTGCTAAAACTGGTAACGTTTTAACAATAGAAAGAGGTTTTGACGGAAGTGCCTCATCGTGGGGAACTGGTATAAAAATTGCTAGAATATTTAGTAGTTACGATTACGAAGCATTTAGAACAAATATAAATTCATTAGATACATACACACATTCACAAGTGGGTGTAGCAACAATATGGACTGTAACACACAACTTAAACAGATATCCTAGTGTTACAGTAGTAGATTCAGCAGATAATACAGTTATTGGAGAAGTTCAATATACAACTTTAAATGAATTAACAGTTATTTTTTCTGGAGGATTTTCTGGAAAAGCTTATCTAAATTAGGAGAGGAGGAATAATAAATGAAATATTTAACTAGTATTAATCTTAACAAGAACGAGTTACAAAACGCTGTAATCCAAAATCTTACTGGAAACCCGACATCACCAAGTGAAGGTCAAATATATTATAATACAACAGACCACGCATTTTACTTTTATGATGGAACAGACTGGGTAGATGTAAGTACTCAAGTAGCAAACTTATCAGTAGGAACAAGAAGCACAGATACAATAGACATTAATTCCTCAGCTGGGGATAATGTAACTATACCAAAAGCAACACCTTCGCTTTCTGGTGTAATGTCTGGTACAGATAAAACTAAAATAGATACAATTGAAACAGATGCCGACGTAAATATTATAGAAGGCGTTATTGTTGATGGAGTCACATTAACTCCAGATGGGGCTAAGAAAGTTACTATACCAAAAGTAAATACAACAACTCAAGATGGAGTAATGACTTGGGAAGAAAGTTTAAAATTAAGTAAATCATTAGAAAGTATTGATGAAGATGATATGGTTTCTAATACAAACTTAAAAGTTCCTACTCAACAATCAGTTAAAAAGTATGTAGACGATTCTGTTGCATCTCAAATACAATACAAAGGTGGATATAATGCAACAACTAATACACCAGACTTAACTACTGGCGGTACAGGAATTGAAATTGGGTGGATGTATACAGTTACCGCTGCGGGTTCATTTTATTCTAAAACATTAGAAATTGGTGACGTATTAATAGCAGAAATTGATAACCCAACAGTTGAAGCAAACTGGACAGTAGTAAATAAAGATTTAGATGCAGCTTCAATTAAAGTATCTTATGAAAGTAATACTAACACAAACGCTTACACAGATGCAGAAAAAGCAGAAGTTGCAGCAAATACATTAAACTTAGCAAACGTTCAAACAGTTGCAAGCATAGCAGCTAGAAATGCACTAACTCCTCAAGAGGGTTGGATTGTAATAGTTACTGACGTTGACACAGCTTATTCATATGATGGTTCAGGTTGGCTATCACTTGGAGCACCTACAGATTTATCGATAGGTACAAAAACTGGAACAACAGTTGTTGTAGAATCATCTAGCGGTAATAATGTTACGTTACCAGCGGTTACATCAACAGAAGCTGGTCTTATGACTGCCGCAGATAAAGTAAAATTAAATACAACTAGTGGTAAATATGCAGAAAACATTACTGGTAATGCAGTAGCTACTAATTTTGTTATCACACATAGTTTAAACACAACTGACGTTATTGTTAGTGTTAAAGAAGTTACAACTAGCGAAATTGTACTAACAGATGTAGAAATTACAGGTGTTAATCAAGTAACTGTAATTTTGAACCCAGTAACTGCAAACCTTAAAGAATATAGAGTAGTAGTTATAGGATAATAGAAAAGGAGTGACATATTGTGAAAATTAATTCTGAATTAGATGTAAAAACAAATAAAATCATAAATGTAGGCACTCCAAGTGCCGATGGGGATGCTGTCAATAAAGAGTATTTAGATGCTAGATTAGCTGTATTAGGAGATATAGATGGTGGTTCGGCAACGTCAACGTACGAAGCCAGCATAGATGGAGGTGCTGCATAATGGCAGTTAAAATTCAAATTAGAAGAGATTTAGCATCAGTATGGACATCAGTAAATCCTGTGTTATCAGCAGGAGAATTTGGTGTTGAAACAGATACACTATTTGTAAAAATCGGAAATGGAACTACTGCATGGGTGTCATTAGCATATGTAAGTGTTAATGAGCTAAGTGCAAGTGAAGTAAAAGTATTATATGAAAGTAACACAGATACTAATGCTTATGTAGACGCAGATAAAGCTAAAGTAGCAAATGTACCAAGTGATACTATAACTGAATTAGGATTAAAAGTAGATAAAGTTACAGGCTCAAGTCTAGTTACTGATGTAGAAATTGCACATTTAATAGCATTAGATACACAAGCTGAATTAGATGCTAAACTATTACTAAAGGTTGATAAAGATTATTCATCA